CGCAGGCGACACATTATACATACAGGGTGGTTCAAACGTGACCACATCAACGGATTCAGCAGGTGTGTTAACGATAAACGCAACAGGTGAAGTGACAGCAAGTTCAACCACAACTTTCACCAACAAGACTTTTGATGTGGAGGCAACCGGTAATTCAATAGCAAACATTGATGTGGCAGACCTAAAGTCAGGTGTGTTGGACACAGACATTAGTTCAGTCAGTGGTTCAGATGATACACTTGCATCTGCCAAAGCAATCAAAACATATGTTGATTCACAAGTAAGCGGAGTCGCAACAGGACAAGGTTTCAAAGTAATAGGTGATGACTCATCAGGTGTAGACATACCAGAAGCAGGAACACTTTACATACAAGGAGGAACAAACGTAACCACGGCAACTGATTCAGCAGGTGTGCTTACGATCAATGCCACAGGAGAAGTGACAGCAAGTTCTACCACAACATTCACAAACAAAACATTTGATGCCAATGGCACAGGTAATTCACTTTCAAATGTAGAGGTAGCGGACTTTGCCGCGGCCAGCATAATAACAGAGGCAGAAGGAATAAGTTCAAATGACAACGACACCACGATCCCAACATCGGCGGCTGTCAAAGATTTAGTCGACACTGCTACGGCCAACACCGGAGACATAACGTTTGTTGGGTCAACGATAAATTCACCCAGCAACGCGGCCATAACACTTGATCCAAGTGGTTCAGGTACAATAGAATTAAACGCAAACACAAATGTAACAGGTAATCTGACAGCATCAGGAAGCCTAAACACAGACGGCATAGAGATACACGACAACAACATAAAAGCATCAAGGACCAATGATGATTTGATCCTACAGACCAACAACACAGGAAAAATAGTGCTGGAGTCAAACATCCAGGCGGGTGTTGATGCCGCATCTGGTCTCAACAACACAACCATTACAGGTGGTAACAATCAATCAGTGGCCATAGTTGGTGGTAGTACAGGTGGCACAGTAAAGGTCATGCCTGGTGCCGGTAATGGCACGGGTGAGACAGGTGACATATTTTTAACACCAGCCGCTTCCGCGGGATTGGTCAAAGTAGGTAGCGGATCCGGCTCAGCAACAATTTCATCAAATGGTTCACACGATTTATTATTAAGAACGCATGATGGTGGCACCGAACCACACATACAACTTATTGACGGCGCCAACGGCGACATAAACATAACACCACACCAAGGTGGCACGGGACAGGTAGAAATAGGTAATGCATCAACAGTGTCAACAGGTGATTCAGGCGGTGGAACAGTAAAAGCA